ACCTGCTCTTGGTCCTGTTGTAGGAGCAGCTGCAGAAGGTATCATAGCAGGTGCACGTAATGCTGGAGCAGCTGGTGTAGCTCAGTCTGTAATGAAGGGTGTTACCAACATACCAGCTGCTGCTGAGGCCGGTGCGCTCGGCGCGTTAAAGAAAATGGGTGGCGCCGGTGAGACAGCAGCAAACATAGGAAGTATGGCTCTTGGTGTTGCACCTAATCCACATCTAGCTGTGTTGTTTACAAATATTGGTCTGCGTAGTCACAAGTTTAGTTACAAATTTGCGCCGAGAAGTGCTGCAGAGTTGGCTCGCTTGAAATCAATTATCTTTAACCTGAAGCAAAAGATGCTTCCTGGTTTAGACAAAAGTGGTGGTATGCTGTTTTCGTTTCCTGATGTTGTAGATATTAAGTTTGTAACCGGTAAAGCAAAAGCGCCTTATATTATTAAGAGATGTGTAATGGAGTCGTTGGATGTAAACTATTCTCCGGGTGGGTCGCCAGCATTTTTTAAAACCGGTGATCCTGTAATGGTTGAGATTTCTATGTCATTCAAAGAAATGTCGCCATTTACAAGAGATGATATACCAGCGGTGTAAAAGGAACAATCATGTCATCATATTTCAGTTATTTTCCTTCATTAATGTATGCAAATACAGCTGCAGTTAATATTATTGCTAAGGTAAAGTTTGAAGAAACGGTTGCAAAGCGTCTTGCAAATTTTTACCCGTATACTCTCCAAGAAGGTGAGCGTGCTGATCAGGTTGCTGAAACGTACTATGAAGACTCATCGCTTGATTGGATCGTGTACTTAAGCAACGGTATAATTGATCCGTACCATCAGTGGCCCAAATCAAGCGGAGAACTTGATTCTTACGTTATTTTGAAACACGGCTCCATTGCTAATGCTCAATTGCAAACAGCATACTATAGAACCGATTATAATTTTGACGATAGAGTGATATCACCAGCAGTATATAATGGGTTATCAGCTAATTTAAAACAATTTTGGGATCCTATTGTAGGTTACAATGATGTTATCATTAACTATCAACGAAGACAAAACGATATTGTTGTAGACACGAATAAAGTAGTTCAGTTGCAGGGCACCTTTGCTGTTTTTGAGGAAAGTACAATAATCAAGCAATCAAATACCGTGATGGGTACTGTGGCATTTTCCAATTCTTCGCATGTTGTAATAAAACACGTATCCGGTACTTGGTCCACATCTACACAAGTACGCTACGCCCTTACCAATACTCTTGCAAACGCTAGTATAACAACAGTAACAACTATAAATCAACCAATCGCAAATAATGAAGTACCGTATTGGTCAGCTGTGTCACAATATGATATGGAGCAAGAAAACAACGAAGCAGCAAAAAATATTCGTTTGTTGAATTCTGCATATGTTGAAGTTATTGAACGAGATATGAGAGATTTACTTGCTGTATGAGTAAAATTTACGAACCAGGCGACGTCAAGATTTTGAGATTTGAGCTCTTTAATAAGAGTCTTAATGCGTCGGTTAATCCTCTTGATCAACTTGTTGGGTGTGATATTTTTGAGGATATGGCAAAGCCTACAATGTATGCTACATTCACATTGAACGATAATTTAGGGTTGATTTCAAAGTTTCCAATCATTGGTGAGGAAGAAATTCATTTTGAGTTTCAATCTCCTGGCATGGCTAAACCAACACTTTATAAATTTAGAAGTTTTGCTATTTCTAATATTCAAAAAGATGCAAACGGTAAAGGTAGTACATATACTATTAGGTGTGTAAGTGAAGAACACTTGTATGCAGGATCCTCTTTGGTAAAAGAATCGTTCAGTGATACTATTAGCAACATCATTCCTATTATTCTCTCAAAAAACCTGCAAACAAAAAAGGCTCTGAGTGTAGATCCGACGAAGGGGATCACTACTATACCTATTCCCAAACTCCATCCTCTCAAAGCTATTGATATGCTTCGTCAACGAGCAGTTAGTACGGAATATGCTTCATCAGCATATGTCTTTTTTGAAAATCAAGCAGGTTTCAATTTTAAGACTATTGAAGGGTTGATAAAGGGAAACCGTGATAATATTGGATCGCGTGAATTCAATGCACAGCAAAACACAATGGGTTCAAAGGACTCAATGGCTGCAGCTTTCAGAACAATTATTAAATACGAAGCACTAGCAAAAAGCGATTCAAACAAAAAAGCAGCTGAAGGCGTGTTCACTGCTGTTACAAAAACATTTGACCTAAATGCAAAGACATTTGAATCAAAAGATTTTAAATTAAAAGACGTGTTTGACAAAATTCAAACTCCGGACAAATCAGCTCAAATACCAAGTAGTGATAACTTTATAAATCAATTTGCTTCCGGTGTCCCTAAGCAATTTTTTACACTCAAGGATACATCTCGTCCTGATAATTTTATTGATATGGCAATGGCGACACGCAACTCATTTGTCGTCTTACTCAATTCAGATGTAACCCGAGTGTTAGTACATGGCGATACAGGATTAAAAGTAGGGGATATGATTAAAATGAGTCTACCCGATGCGTCTGGTACAACAGATAGAAAAAAACCAGACAAAATGACGTCGGGTAATTATTTGGTCGTTAGATTGCGTCACATGGTAACAGCAAGTACAAAAACAAAACATGAAATAGTGTTTGATTGTGTGAGGATGGGGATTTAAATGGCTACACAGAGCGTTGGCGAAGAGGGATTTAGATGGTTTATTGGTGTCGTGGAAGACCGCAACGATCCTGATAAGCAGGGTAGGGTTCGAGTTCGAGCTTATAATACACATGGTGATAAAGTTGAGGTTCCGACAAATACACTGCCTTGGGCAACGGTACTGATGCCTGGCTACAGCTCCAGTGCTAATCAAGTTGGTGTTTCTTCAACAGGTCTTCAATTAGGTTCAACTGTTGTTGGTTTCTTTATTGATGGTAATGATACTCTAATGCCTGTTGTATTCGGTGTAATGCCTGGAAAAGGTGATATTCCAAAACTGGCAATTGGTCAAAACACTATAAATAAACAAACATTGGGACCGGAACCCGCATCAGCTTATAACACAAAGTATCCTTTCAACAAAGTTTATCAATCTGAATCAGGTCACGTGATAGAGATTGACGATACACCCAATTTTGAAAGACTGCACACGTACCACAGAACAGGAACGTACACGGAGATTAATGAAGACGGAAGAAGAGTGAACAAAATTGTGGGTGATGATTTTGAAATAGTGCAGAAAGATAAAAATTTGTATATTCAAGGTGCATTTACAATTACCGCCAAAGGCAATATAACAATTAATGGCGACATAAAGGTGAATGGTTCTATAACAGCGACTGGCGATGTAATTGGTGGTGGTATAAGTTTAGATAATCATACGCATAAAGAAAACGATTCTTTAAGTCAAACAAATAAGCCAAGCTAAGAAAGTTTATATGGCACTCGTACAAAGAAAAGACAGATTCACATCTTTAAAACAAACACCTGAATACTTCTCCGACTTTCTGATGGATTTCAACGTCGAAAGAGTTGGTAAAGATCTTGTCAGAAACACAAACGAAGAAGCTATAAAGTCATCTATTTTTAATTTGCTAATGACAAATAGGGGTGACCGCTTATTTGATTCAACTATTGGAAGTGATATTAGATCACTGTTATTTGAGAACTTCAGCTCTTCAACAGAAGAGGTTCTCATTGATTTAATTAAAACTACAATTTCTAATTACGAACCAAGAGCTAAAGTTGACGAGGTGTATGTGACGAGTCAGGACGAAAACAACTCTCTTACTGCGACTATAGTTTTTCACATAATAAATAAACAAGAACCTATAACTTTAGAAATTGTACTCAACAGGATCCGCTAAATGGCCAACACGAATTTTAACCTAGTTGGTTTAGATTTTAACTCTCTCAAAGATAATCTAAAATCATTCTTAAAGAACAACACGCAGTTCAAAGATTTGGACTACGAGGGTTCAAACATTAATATATTGCTTGATGTCCTTGCGTATAACACATATCTCAATGGCTTTTACACAAACATGGTTGCTAGTGAGATGTTTTTGGATTCCGCGCAATTGCGTGATAGTGTCATTTCACATGCTAAAGAGTTGAATTACATTCCACGATCATTTACATCTTCAAAAGCAACAATAACTGTTGACATAACACCGACATCTACTGTAACGTCTGTATTGATCCCCAAATATACTTCTTTCACTTCTAGATCCGGATCAAACACATATACGTTTGCAACGTCCGATGCTGTTGTTCTTAACACTTCGAATGGCGGAGTGTTTTCTGCTACGCTTGATGTGTATGAAGGAGTTATTGCATCAGAGACGTTTGTTGTTAACTTATCCAACACGTCACAGAGATACGTGTTATCAAATCCAACAATTGATACTTCATCGTTGAACGTAACATTGTATGAGGATAATGGAGCGACAATTTTACCTTATACAAGAGCTGATCAGTTACTTGGCGTAAATGATACATCAAAAGCATTCTTCCTACAAGGTGCAGAGAATCAACAATACGAAATTGTATTTGGAGACAATGTTTTTGGTAGAAAACCAAAAGACGGATCTTCTGTTGTTGTAAAGTATAGAGTGTCGTCAGGTGAGTTATCGAACGGGTGTTACGAGTTTGCATCAGATGGATCAATAGACGGTCATCCAAATGTTCAAATAACAACAATCACATCTTCTCAAGGTGGTAGCGTTGCTGAGTCAATACAAGATATCAAATTTAATGCGCCTCGTCTTTTCCAAGCTCAGAACAGAGCAGTAACGGAATCAGACTATGAAGTGCTGCTGTTGAATCAATTTGCTGATATTCAAGCAATAAGTGCATATGGTGGTGAAACAATATCCCCACCTCAATTCGGTAAAGTTTTCATTTCCGCCGACGTAGCAAACGCTGACGGGGCACCAGAATCTCGCAAAAAAGCATACTACGATTACATTATTCAAAAGACGCCAGCAACAATTGCTGTTGAATTTGTTGACCCTCAATTTCTTTATACAAAAGTTAACACAACAGTTTACTACGATGTCAATAATACGGTTAAATCAACTGCAGATATAGAAACAAGCACTAAGGCTGCAATTAGCCAATACAATAACGATAGCCTTGGTAATTTTAAAAAGACATTGTATTTCAGTAAACTTGTCGAAATGATTGATGCAAGTGATAGTAGTATACTCAGCAACGATACATCTTTAAGTTTAGTATACAGACTATATCCTCAGACAAATACAGATATTAGTTATAGATTACAAGTAAACAATGAACTTCAAACAGAGACTGGTTTACGTCTTTCTGCTGATGAAAAACATTATGGTCACACGCTTACAAGCAGTGTGTTCACATACTTGGGATCTAGATGTGTATTAGTTGATGATACGCAAGGTATAGTTTATATTGCTGCAAAGCAGAGCGATAGAATTGAAGTCATTAAACCTATTGGTACGCTCAGCTACGTCGACGGAACCTTAATATTAGTCAACTTCAATGTATCTTCCTATGAAGGAAATTATATTGAGTTAATATACAAAACAAAAACTAAAAATATTCTTGGATCAAAGAATGTTATACTTGCAATAGATCCTGTTGATGTTGAGGTAGTGGTTCAGGGTGTTAAGCAATGAAGAATATTGAGAAGTTAATATCTCCATTAGTTCAGTCCCACTTTCCTGAATTCTACAAGGATGAGGGTCCACGTTTTGTAGATTTTGTTACGCAGTATTATAAGTGGATGGAGAGTAGTGATCAAGCAATATCGTGGTCACGCAATTTGTTTGATACAAGAGATATTGATAGGACAGCGCCGGAGTTTATTCAGTTTTATAAACAAAAATATCTAGGTGGAATACCTCTTGATACTGTGGCCAACACTCAAATGTTGGTAAAGCATTCGCATGATTTCTACAAATCCAAGGGTACCAATGAAAATATTGAGTTGGTTATTCAGGGTCTTTTTGATGAACAAGCATCTGTTTACCTACCAGGTACCGATATACTAAGAACCTCAGATGGCACTTGGGTGCGGCCAGTATACCTTGAATTATCCGTATCCGAACGTACAAAAACGTTTGTCGGTAAAGAGATTATAGGATCAAACAGTGGTGCCAAAGCTTTCTTGGAAAGTTTAGTTAGAAGAAGAATTGGAACAAAATTTATTGAAGTAGGTTACTTAAGTAACGTGCGTGGTGATTTTATAACAGGAGAACAAATAACAACTGTTGGTAACCAAATACTCGATGCAGCACCATCTGTAATTGGATCTATGACATCTTTGACTGTTGTAGAGGGAGGAGCCAATTTTAGTGTTGGTGATACTTTCAATGTTCAATCGGAAAACGGTAAACAGGGTGTTGCTCGTGTATCAGCAATTTCAAATGAAACAGGTAAAGTAAATTTTATTTTTATCGATGCTTTGAATAGTGGTGGATGGGGATATAGCACTGCACATGCCAATGTAATTATATCATCAAAAGTACTAACGCTGACTAATATTGGAAATGCAAACGGAAGTATTTCTGATTATCAACGTTTTGAGAGAGTGACACAGCAACTAGCAAATGTAAGTTATAATACAGCTCGAGGTAACAACGCTAACTTCAATGTTGGTAATATTGTAGAGAATTTTAATCCTGATGGTACAGTCAATGCTAACGGTATTATTGTAGCTACATCAAAAACAACAGCTAATACAGGATATTTTATAATTGCACCACAAACAGGTACGTTGAATGCAATCGATCTGACTTTCTCTGTTCGTGCCAATAATGCAGATACATCATACTTCAATGCTTCGCTAGTTGGTGATGTTATCCACAGCTTTACACGCAGTTTTTCTGGTGTATACACCGGGCTATATGCAGGATATTACACAGGACTTTTCACTGGAGCATATCTAGGAGCCTTTACTGGCGTGTATGCAAATAGCTACAGTCGTGAATGGACTGGTCAATACGCCCTGAATACGGCTCGCTCCTTTACAGGATATTATTCACAAGAATATAGTGGTTTATTTACAGGAGTTTATACGGGTGAATACACGCGCGAGTTTTCTGGCATTTACTCAATTGGTTACAATTCACCTACTGGGTTATCTTTTTCTCGTGCCTATGCAACAAGAACTATTCCTAATCCATATGTAGGTACAGTTTATACCGGTCCAAGTTACTCTCAAGCCTACTCTCAGATAGGATTTACTGGCTCATATGGTACAGCTTCTTTCACTGGTACTCCATTTCCATGGGGCAGTACTTCGTATGTTGGTGCATGGACGGGTAATTGGACAAAAACGTGGTCATCGGAATACACAGGACAATTTACACATCAATACACTCGTACATCTGTAGGATCTTATACTGGGTATTTTAGTAGGGAATATTCGGGGTTGTGGACAGGAAGTTATACGGCCATGTTCACCGGTGGCTACAACAATACATACACTGCAGAGTACACGGGTATATGGTCAGGTCTTATTTATAAATCTTATTCACAATCCTTCACTGGTGAATACTCTGGTCAGTGGACAGGATCCTATGTTGGTTACTTTACTAGTTACTTTACAGGCTCAACTTTAATTAATACCACAACACCGCATAATTTTAGCAACGGTAATCTTGTTCGTTATCATGTTAATCCTGGTAATACTCAAATTAGTCAATTAGTTGTTGGATCAGCATATTATGTTGTTAATGCAGTACCTGGTACGACCACTCTTCAGTTGACAGATACGTTAAATGGACTACCAATTATTTTAACAAAAGGAAGTAATGAA